CGGGCCGCGCCGCGGGCGCCCCCCCCCGCCGCAGGCGTGGCCGTGGGCGTGGCGGCCCGTTTCTTCCCCTGGAGCTGTTTCTTGATCCAGTCGATCGCCTCGGGCTCCGTCTTAAACTCCTCCGTAAACCTCCAGTCGCCCGTCTCACAAGCGAACACTGTAAAAGTCGTGTTGTTGGTCCCGAATGTGATACTGTCGGTTTTGGTCTGCGCGGTGTCGTTTCCGAGGGCGGCCTTGACGAGGGGATAGAAATAGCCCTTGTAAAGGACCTTTTTCCGCCTCATAAGTTTCTTGAAGTACGCAAGGCCGCCCGCCGGGGGATCGTCCCCGACATTGTAGCGGACCATTTTCCCCTCTACGGTGCAACCGTACACGACGCCCGCGACGGGGTCCTCCATGTCGTCGGTCTCCATAGCGATAGAGCCGGAGGAAAACTCCTCCACACTCTCGGCGAGGCCGTCGTCGGCAAAGAGCTTGCCGGAGGCGAGGTTTACGGTGAGGTCCGCCTTGACGAGGCGGCCCACCCGGACGGGTTCCTGGTCCTTGTAGACCGGGAGCTTGCCCTCCGGCTCCTCCGCCACGGGGTTAAAATAGGGATATTTCGCCCCAAAACTTGCCATAGTAAAACCTCCTAAAATTTATAGGTTTCTGCTGTCGAGAAATTGGTTATAGACCCGCTCTCCGGCGTCTATCGCCTCTTTCTCTTTCTTCTTGTTCGCGGCGTCGATCGCGGGGCGGGCGGCTATGTGCCGCCCCGGTGCCCCGTATTCGTTGATAAAAGCGATCTCGGCGTTTCTTGTGGACCTCCCGCCGCGCTTGCGGGTCCCCTGGGGGTAGATGGTGAGGGAGCGCCCGTCCCGATCTTTTTTGACCTTCCCCTTTTTGACTGACTTCGAGGAAATTCCCAAAGAGTGCGGGCCCTTCCACTGTTTTTCAATCTCGGCCCGCTGGGCCGGGAGGATCACGTCGGCCTCCGCCTCAAGGATGCCCTCAATCACGCTGTCCGGTAGGCGAGCCAGGGCGGCGAAATCGTCGGAGAGGGCGTCGAGCCCATTCACGGTGAGGCGTCCCATTCTCTTTCATTCCTCCTCTAAGCCCTCGACGGTTTCGCACTCAAAAACATGGTGCTGACCATCTTTGTCCGAGGCGTTGGTATAGGCCGGATAGGTGAAGCCCGCCGAGGCGAGGGCTTTCTTAACGGCCCGCCGCTTTGCGGTAATGTCATAGCCGAGAGGGGCGTATAGATGGACCTGGACGGAGACCCGCTCCTGTTCCGGCTCGTCGTCCCCGTAATTGATCGGGGTTGTGTGGTAATTGAACGTGATGTAAACCGCTTTCTTGCCCTCGTAGGCGTCCGCCTCTGCGGGCGCTATAGGCTCCAGGACGGCCCGCAAGGTTTCATTGATACTCACCCCGCCCCCTCCTCGTCCGGCTCCTCCTGGGCCGTTTCTGGCGGCTCCTGGGCCTCTTTACAGTTGAGTTCGTAGGTCTCGCCGCTTTCGGTGTAGGCCCTCACGACCTCATAGAGGCGGCCCTCGTACTCCACGAGGGTCTCCTCCTGGTAGTCCGCACCCCGCACCTCCAGGACGAGGGCGATCTTGTCCCCGGCCTGTTTTGCCGTGTAAAACTCGGAGCGCGTGGCGGTCTTTTTGTTGGCGAATACCTCCCGCCGCGTCTTGACCGTTTCCTTGTAGCCGTTCGGTTTTACCCTTTTTTCCTCTCGAATGAGGGCGGCCTCGTCTCTCCAGTACACGGCTACACCTCCCCGCCGACGTAGTCCGAGGACATAGTGAGGGAGACCTTGAGGCGTTCATAGACGGCCCGGAATTTTTCCGCGTCCTCATTATCGAGGCCAAACTCCGCCTTGATATAGTTCATAACCGCCCGCTTAATGAGCGGGTCCGCCTCGTCCTGGGCCCGCTCGGGGAGGACTCCGCCGAGGGCGAGGTCCTCCCGGGCGGCGCGGATCAGGTCCACGATCTCCCCGTCAAACGCTGTCGACTTCGTTCGTACAGCCTGCCTCCCCGCGGCGAGATACTCCTCCGAGACGTCCGCCGCGGGTTCCCGGGCGGCGGGGCCCCGGCCCGTGCTCTCGCTCATGCTCCGCCTCCTTACGCCCCAGCGCTGGCCTTTTTCTTGATACGGAGGAATCCGTTTTCGGTGATAACATTCCCGCCGATCATAGCCTCGCCCATGACGGCGAGGAGGCCCTCCGCGAACTTATAGTCGCGGGAGACTTCCACGGTGTAGGGCCCGAACAAGTCGAGCTGATAGGCCAGGGGTTTCCCGTATGCCATGCAATAGGAGCCCGCCGCCGAGGTGGCCTTGGAGAGGGCAGGGAGCTCGTCCACAATGCAGAATTTCACCGCGAGGCCGCCGTCCTTGATCGTGCCCGTGGTGGTGCTGTTCTCGGAAAACTCAATTTCGTAAACGGCCTTTTTCTCGCTGGTCCCGCGAATGTCGCCGAACGCGATCAGGTCGTCCTTGTTGAGGAGAAGAACACCGCCGCCCTCGACGTTGTTCGCGCCGCCATACTTGAGGGCAATCGTGCGGAGGGTTTTCTCGTCGATCTTGCCGATCTCCACGTCGGAGCCCGCCTCAATGGCCGCGGCCTTGAGAATACCCGTCGGCTCGGGAATGGTGGCCGCGGGGTCCCCGGTGACAATGAGGCCCCCGGTTTTCTTGCGGAGGGCGGTCAAAGCGCCCTCGGAGACCCGCCCCTGGTAGTTGAGGGGGGTCGTGCGCTGGATGTTCCGGGAGACATAGGACAGAGTGGAGATCAAAACGGGGGTAATCTTGGCGATACGGAGGACGGGGTCCGTGGTCGCGGGGGCGGTTCCGTCGTCCTTCTTGGTGGCCGCCGTCTGGCCGCCGCTTACCTCGTAGGCCACGGAATCCTCTCCCATACCGTTAGCGTCCACGACGCGGACCATGTCCACGATCCCGGAGACGATGTTCTGGCCGGGGTTGATCCCGGAAACGCGGGTCGGCTGGGCGATATTCCCGCTCGTGAGGGTGAGGGAGCGGCAAAGGGCGTCGGTTGTGATCTCCATAGTCCCGCCCGCGGCGAAACGCTGGGCGCGGGCCTCCACGTCCTGGAGGGGAATCCCCTGGAGGTCGGCGAGGTAGGCGGCGCGGCTCTCCACGCCCGCGGGGAGGCCGCTCCGGTTCTCTCCGCCCCCGGCGATCGGGTTCACGGGGCCGGGGGTAGGATCGCCGGAGCCCCGGTCGCCGTGGCCGCCCTGCTGGCCGTTCCGGCCCTCCAGGCCCGCCCCGCCATTGAGGCGGCGGGTCGCGGCCTCCCGGCGGTCGAGGTCCCGCTCCTCGGCGTCCAGGGCGTCGAGCTCCTTCTCCATGGCGTCCATATCGACGGCCCCCTCCCCGGCCAAAAGCGCCCGAATCTCGGCGCGGCGGGCGGCGATCTCTTTACGTCTTTTCTCAAACATAGTTTTTATTCCTCCTGTTTCTGTGTGGTGTGTGGATAGGTACGGGTCCGAGCTAAAAGCCTCCGCCGCCTCGCGGCTTGCTCCAAAGCCTTGACCTCCTTCGAGTGCTCCACCTCAAAGAAGGATCGGGCGGAGAGGTCCGTTTCCTCATAGGCGGGAATATCCACCGCCGAAACGTCGTATAGCTTGCGGAATTCAGTTATCCTCCGGGTGTGGGTGGCGGCGTCATATTCCGCCGCCCGCACCGCAAAGGAAAAACTCATTTTATCGACATAGCCGCCGTTGATTTCCTCGTAAAGGTCCCGGCCCGCGGCTGTGCCGGAGAGGTCCGCCTCAATGTCCAGGCCCCGCTCCGTGATCGAAAGTGTGAGGGTCTTATTTCGGAGGCGGGCAACGACTTTCCCGCCATGGTTGTAATTCATAATCACGTCGGAGAGGTCGCACCCGTCCAGCGCGTGGCGGTCGATCACTTCGTAATATTTGACGCCGTCGCACTCAAAGAGGACGGTCGGGGTATCGAACACGATCGCCGTCCCCCTCACCTTGTAGGCGTCCGACTCTCCCTCCCGGGGGACGAGGGAAAAGCCTTGTAATGCGCGATACTCGCGCCCCTTCTTAATGGGCATTTTAAGCGCCCTCCTTTCCGTCTTTCGGCTCTGTGGGTTCCTGCCCCTCCTCGGGCTCCGGCGTGTCCTGTGGGCCGCCGGAGGGCGGCTCCTGGGGCTCCTTCGGCGTCTCCTCCGCCTTTTGCCCGGTTGTCCCCATTTGGTACTTGTCCGCGATCTCGGCGTTTACCATGTTCAACGTCTGGACCCGGCGCTTTCCCTCGTCGCCGCCGATAGGCGGGAATCCGAAAATATCCAGCACTTGATCCAGCTCCAGGGCCCCGATCTGTGCCAAAAACTGTGCGGCCTCGACCCGCTTGTCCAGGGTCTCAAACTGGATACGATCCATTTCACAAAGGACCTCGTTCCCGAAACTCTGCTCCCGCTCCGTAAAAATAGCGTTTGTGAGGCCCTGGGCGAGTTGCATATAGAACGGGACGAGCTGGCCCCGATAAAAAGCGTCCATTTCCTCCGGTGTGGCCTTGTTCTGGACAATGGCCTCATTCATCCCGAAATAGTCGTGAATCTCCCGCCGGACAAATTCAAGCTGTCCTGTCGGGATCGGCGTCTCCTTTTGCTGGATGGGGGTATATTTGTGTTTGCTGTCCGTGATAATCACGCCGGAGCCGTTGGCCTCCATGCTGAAATTATCCCGGACAAAGGCGTCCCGCCGAGCCGCGAGGTCCTCTTGTTTTGTGACGGTCGGGGCCTCCAGAATACCCCGGATCACAGAGACGAGTTTCGCAAATTTGCTCATTCCCTGGTTAAAGGCGTCCGCCGTCTCCAGGGCGGGGAGGAGGGGGCGGTTGTCGTCCCCGAAAATATCGTTGTCCAGGTAGTGACGCCGGAGATGGACGAGGTGCTCATAGGGGACGGTGTAGACGTTCCCCGTGGCAAAGGTGAGGCGGGCGTACATACCGCCCATATCCTCCACGAGGTCCACCCGGGAGGCGTTGATCGGATAGAGGGCGGTCAGCTTGCCGCCGTCGAACACGGGGAGGATAAAGGCGTTATTATACACAACGAATTGAGCGGCCACGCGGTAATAAAAGGCGTAGGCGGTCATATACGGATTAGGCCGGACCCGGAGAATCCGCTCTAAGCTGTCAGAAACGGTCTCCCGCCGCCCTCCGGCGCGGCGGATGTGCCGGGGCTGTATCTTTGCCGCGTTCCTGGCCCATGCGTCCACGGCGGCGCGGACGGTTCCAATGTCCCACGCCCGCCCATTAAATGGCGTAAAGCTGGAGTCATAGGACGAGAGGAGCCGAAACGCCGGGAGGTTGCTCCCGCTCGTTGGCCGTTTACCGAATACGGACTCAAAAAGTCCGCGAATATTCAAAAATCCCATTGTTTCACCCCACGGCATACATAAAGTCCTCGAAATATTTCACATACATAACCCACGCATTGAGAAGGGAGACCGCGCCGTCGATCCGCCGCTTGTCCGTGATTTTCACGGGCTGGATGTTGTTCAATCCCGATTTTTTAACGGCGGTATTTGTCAGACACCAAACAAGGATCGGGTTCCCGTTATAGTTGACCTGTTTCGCCTCCAGGGCGGCCCCCATTTCCCGCATTGGCTGGCTCCAGGTGTAGGGGCCCTGTGCGACGGCCTCCATGTCAAAGCCGTTCGACTTCATTTCGTCCACCCAATACCCGGCGAGGGCCCGGTCATAGCCGACCTTGATCGCGTCGATCTTCCACTCGTCCCGCATTTGGCAAAACCACGCCGTCACGTCGGAATAGTTGACGCGGTTCCCCGGGCAGATGGTGAGGAGGCCGCGGTCCGCCCATTTCCGATATGGGGCCTCGTTTGTGTTCTTGTCCTCCAGGTGCTCCACCCGTTTTTCCGGGAGGAAATATTGCTGTAGAACGTAGACGATCGGGTCCCCGGCCTTGCGTATGAGAAGGGTCGCACAAGTGAGGTCCGTTGTCGCGGAGAGGTCGCACCCGCCGAGGGCGTAGGTGTTATAAACGTCCTGGAGCTCAAAGCGGAGTTCGCTTTGTATCGCCTCAAAGGATAGCCAGACGGCGGCGGATACCTCGCGGATGTTGAAATCCTTACAGAGGACGCCGGGGAGGTCCTCCGGCTTGATCTTTGCCCTCTGGACAAAGGCCGCGAGGGTCTTGTATTTCTTGATGGGCCCGAGGCCCGGGTTTGCCTTTTCCCACTTCGTCGGATCGGTCCACTCGTCCCGGCTGTCCAGCTCGTAGAGGATCGGGAGGAAAGTCTGGTCCTCCTCGACGCCGTCCGCGATCTTACAAGCGAGCTCATACATTTCGTCGAACACGCTCTCCCGGACCATGCCCGCCGTGGTAATCATGACGACAAGGGGCTGGCGGCGGCTGGAGGTGGATTGCTTCATAACCTCGTAGAGGTTCCGGTCCTTGATTGCGTGGAGCTCGTCAATGATAACGGCGTGAGAATTGAGGCCGTCCAGGGTGTTAGAATCCGAGGCGAGGGCCTCGAAAATGGAGGCCGTGGCCGAAAAATAGAGGTCGTTCCGCCGCTTCTTGAGGACGGCCCGGAGCTCCGGCGATTGCTTGACCATGTTAATAGCCTCGGTGAGGACCTTTTTCGCCTGGTCCTTTTTCGTGGCTACGCTGTAAATCTCCGCCGCGCCCTCATAGTCTGCGATCAGCATATACAAGGCGATCGCGGCGAGGAGGGTCGACTTGCCGTTTTTCCGGCCCACAAGGAACATGGTCTCCCGGTAACGGCGGAATCCGGTCTCCTTCTCCAGGAATCCGAAAAGAGCTTGAATATATGCCTTTTGGAAAAGCTCCAGCACGAGCGGGGCCCCGATCACGCCCTGGGACTGCTTGCAAAACCGTTCGGCGAATATAATCGGGCGCTCCCCGATCTCCTCGTCGAAATAATACGGGGAATCCGGGTCCGGCTCCTGTATCTCCCGGGCGAGGCGCTTGTAAACAGCCCGGACGCGGCGGCTTGTGACAACCTTCCCGCTCTCGATTGCCTCCCAATAGGCAAGGATATAATTCATTTTCTACCCGCCCCCGGGGGCTTAGTTGCGAAATTCATAAGCTCCTCACCGGCCTGTTTTTGGGTCTTTTCCGGGAGGAGGTCGAGGAGGCTTTTCGAGAGGGCAGTAAACGACTTGATCGTGGCGTTATAGCTCTTGAGGGCCGGGTTTTCACGGCGGAGCTTTTGCGCCCCCTGCACAAAATCCTCGATCAGGTCCCCGGCGTTGATTTCGTCCACAAGCCGCTCCAAGGTGACGGTTGTAACGGCGAATTGATAGATCAAACCGTCGGCAAACTGTTTCTTTTCGGCGGGCAATTCTCGGAAAAGTTTAGCGATTTTCCGCTTTTTTACCTCCGTTTTTTAAGCGGTTGAGAGGCTTTCATAGGAAGTTTTTGGTTTTGCCATAAGATGTATAAACCTCCTCTCCGGCGGGCTGTACCCCCCCTTATGTGTGCGCCCGGGGGGTTATAGACGGG